AGATTTTGCTGTGCGGCAGTCAGGGCTTTGGCAGTCTCCTGCTGTACGGCTTTGGGCGCTTTGGTAGCTGTCGTTGTTGCCATTGTTCTCACGGTTCCTATCGGTTGGTGTTGCTGTCTGTATCGTCCCGGTTGGTTCGATAGGTCAACACTCTCATGGAATGGCAATACATGTCAAGCCCTGACAATGGACCAATTTTCTCCCGTAGTTACAGGACTTCCAAGCCATCCCGGACCAAACCACACAACCCACACCCACACCCACGCGCAACGCACCCCGCGCATACGCACATGTACGCTGGCCACCTCCCCGGATAGATAACCCCCCAGAAAATATCCGTCTACATTTCCGTGATTGCACAGGGTGTCCCTCAGGGGTATGTGCATCTCGTATGAACGTGCATATATGATGTGAACATGAGTAATCGACGCCTGACCATGAATCTGTCCGAGGAAACCGACGCGATCCTGAAAGCCCAGCAGGAGGCGAACGGGCATGGGTACACGGAGACGGTTCGCCGGGCCGTGAAGCTCCTCGCCCACATCGAGAAGCTGGAGCGGGAGGGGTGGACCTTTGAGATGAGCAAGCGGGGTGAGACGGGGAGGATCATCACCCTCCTCTGAGCCGCCCCCTCCCCGGTGGGTGCGCCCCGAGTTTTATGTAGACACAGATCGGGGATTCGGGAGTAGAGTAAATGTATACCCCTTGGGGGCTACCAATTTTCGAGCGGCTACGCCGCAGAAGGAGACACACAGATGGACCTCCCCAAAGACCACACCATGGACCTCCGGGCCGTCCGCACATGGGCACTCGACCGGGCCATCAGCGAAGTCGGCAACAACACCCCATGGGAACTGGTCTTCGGCCTCGCCCACAAATACGAGAAGTACATCCTCACCGGAGAATGGGACACCCCCGTAGCCGACGCCAAGAAAGCCGAAGCCGAAGCCGCCACCACCGACCCCGCAGACGACACCCACAGGTTCATCCCCAAAGGAACCATGAAGTCACGGTGCATGATCTGCAACCAACTCCACGGAGAAGGGAACCACGAATGACCGACCAGCCCACAGAAGGGCGCGTCACCCCGCCAGCCATGATGCCCCCCGCCACCCGCGTCCGCCGCGAAGACGGAGAAGTCCCCGACCGCGCACCCCAGAGGTCCAAACGGGCCAACGTGTGCGAAAGGTGCGGCGAAACCATCGGCGTCATCGAAGACCACCTCCCCAACTGCAACCGCTCCCCCGCCATCGTCGGGACAATGCTCCTCGGGAACGCCGTCCTCGAAGCCACAGGCGTCACGCCCGTCAAGCTCATGCTCCACGCAGACGGCACCACCACATGGCGTCCCCTCTACGCGATGGAACCGAAACCCGGAACGGGGCCGAAGAAATGAGTCCCGGCAGGTACCTCTACGCCGTGCTCCTCATGCTCCTCATCCTCCTCGGCGGGGCCGTCCTCGCCGTCATGACCATGGACATCGCCGTAGCGATCATCTGGGGCAACGAACCAACCGTAGGAGAAGGGTGGGGGCCGGTGTTCATGGCGCTCGGCCTCGCGTCCCTCATCACCACCTACATCACGACAGTGAGGGACTGATGCTTCACCGCCTTATCATCCGGCTCTCCACCCGCAAATGCCGGGGAGGGTGCGGCAACGACCCCTACGAGTTCGGATTCCACACCCACCACTTCACCCCACTCGGCAGGTACATCTACACAGGAAGCTGGATCAAATGAAAGTCACACGCATCACCCTCGACTCCGAACTCGGACTCGTCGAACTGCACACCGGGCCGGGCGGCGACGGCAACTACGTCCTCCTCCCCATCGACATCCCCCCGACCGCCGCCATGTACCTCCGGCACCCCGGCGAAGCCACCGTGGCTGAAGCCCCCGAAGAGAGTGGTTCCATCGTCGCCGCTGGCGGCTGGTCCGTGCCAAAAGATCAGGCATACGACTACAACACCACGCCCGGCCTCGGCGCGTACGACGCTGAGATTGCAGACCCGCCCCGGTTTGAGCGTGGCGGCATCAAGTACCCGGCACGCAAGACTGAGGAGAAGGAACTGAACGCCTACCTCGCCGCCGACGAGTGCGAGACGATCAGCGTCACGAACAACGCAGGCGAAACCGTCTCCACCGAGAAGTGCGACGGCCACTGCGGAGCACACCCCGTAGACGGGAGCATCGAGTTCCCCGGCACAGCCACAATCGAAGAGGTAGCCGAAGCGCTGAAGCTGGACACCAAGATCGTCGCCGCTGGTCTGACCCTCGACTCCAACGGACTCCACCCGACCGTCAAGCCCGAATGGCAGGAACCCGAGACTGGACCCGGCAGGGGAGAGCGCGACGGCGGCTTCTGGGCCAAGGACACACCAAACCGGGAACGCCACACCGGCCCCGCCACATGCCCCGACCCCGTGACAGTCTTCGCCACCGACTACGGTCACGGCTACCGGCTCACATGCCCGGCGCTTCCCCAGTGGACGCGGACCATCAACCGGTACGATCTGCATAGAGTGCCCGGCCTGATCGGCAACGCGCTCGGAGAAAAGAAGACCGTCTCTGTCACCATCATCGAGGAGCAGTAATGCCTGAGTATGACCCGGAGAACCCGTTCGGAGACATCATCTCCAACGAGTTGTACGAAGAGTCAATCCACATCGAGAAGTTCCTTGCCGAAGTCTTCAACATCACGGACGAAGAGCACGAGCAGGCGAAGCGCTGGATGCAGGGCCTCAACACCGGAGAGATGCCAGAGTCCCTCCGGCGCGTAGCCAACGGCCCGATCCTCAACGAGCAGTTTCTCGACCTCTGCAAGAAGTACGAGATGCGCTCCACCCAGTTCCGCAAGGACATCCTCGACAAGCTGTACGCCGCAGCAGTAGGGAACCTCTCATGAGCCACCCATACAACGACCACCGCAAGATCGTCCGCGACATCACCCGGTCCATGAAGGGCCTCGCCGCTTCCGCCGACTACACGCGGGAGCAGATGGAGGCATTCAACTCGATCTTCGACGCCCGGCGCGAACTGAAGGAGCGGCTGAACATCCGGCTCCAAGGCGGCGATCCCGGCGAACCGTTCAACTGGCGCGGCGAGAGGGGCATGTGGTGAACCCGGACCTCGAAGCGACGGCGCGGAACCTCGCGACCCTCCACTTACTGAAGACGCAGGACGAACTCGTCATAGAGATAGCCAAGGAAATGCGGAAGCACTACATCCTCGGCGGCATCTCAGCGCTCGACGCACTCGTTGAAGCCATCCCGCCGACAGTGCTGGAACTCCCCAAGGAGCAACGGCAGATACTCGCCGCCATCGTCAAAGTCGTAGAGAACTTCACGACCGTCCTGAAGGGCAAGCTGAAGTGACCGAGTACCGCTACTTCAAGGTCCACCCGGACGCGGTGGTCGGGCACCTCCCGGCGAACAAGGAACTCATGGGAGTCCGCGTTGGCTACCCGGAAGCGGAGCAGTACAACATCTACCGCTACCCGGCTACGACGACGATTTTCTTCGGCCTCATGATGGCATCGCACAACACCTACCAAGCCGCCCGTGACGGGGCCTACTACGAAGGTCAGGACGCATGAAAAACCACGAAGACACCTGTGCCGTTGTCACTGAAGGCGAGTGCACCTGCTCGTTCACGAACCAGCCGGGACGTGACATCATCAAGGTCCTCAACGGCAAAGCCGACCTGTACGCGGAGATAGGCGACCTGAACGCCATCATCAGTGCACAGCGCGGCATCATCATCGACCGGGACGAGGAGATACGGGCGCTCCTCGACTACCCGTGGGGCCGGGCGTGGACGTACGCGCTCGCGGCCTCAGTTTCAGGCGTCTTGGCCATCGTCACCTCCACCGTCTTCACTTGGATGCTCCAATGATCGGGAAGCTAATGTGCCGGTTTGGCCGTCACGACTTCGCGCACGCAGGTTATGTGGCTTGGAACATGTACCGGATTTCCTGCACCAGAGGGTGCGGCGCTCACATGTCGATAGTGACACGCTGGTGAAACCCTCCTGCACACACAATCACCATGGCGGGATCGTCACAGACGGTTCCTGCCCCGGTTGCTTGGAGTATGCGGAAGTCCTCGCGGACGATATGGCGGACTACACTCTCGACGAAGTGATGGGGATGGACGTAATAGTGAACGACACAGAGCAGTACCAGATCATGAAAGAAGGCGAGATAGAACCATGACACGAGCAGTCGTGCATTTCATCTACTGCGACAACACAGCGTGCAACTTCCGCACGAACACCCGCGTGCCGCTGACGATGCGCAAGGAGCAGGGGTGGATCACCGTCTTATCGGATGGCCAGTATTTCGACTACTGCCCGGAACACCACCCCTCCCCCTCCGAAGAGGAGAAGAAGTAGCCTTGCCGATCACAGCCGACACATACAACTACAGCAAGAACGTGCCGCGCCGGGGCATGGGCGACGATGCCGACACCCTCATGGAACTGTGCGACGAACTGAACTACAACGTGTACACGTACGGCGGCATGGTCCTCCAGCTTGAACCAGACCGGTATATACTCTCGACCTCGCGCTGGTTCGTGTCATTCACGGAACTGAACAACGGTCGGCAGTTGTTCCACGAAGCATCAGGCAACGGCTACGTCTTCAACTCGGAGCGCGACCCGGAAGCGTTCAAGCACTTTCTGGTCAAGTTGCAGGAGAATGTACCTGACTGGAAGGTGATCTAAATGGGACGTGTAGCACTGGGAAGCGCGAAGCGAAGCGAAGTCGTGTCCACCCGCATGACGAAGGACCAGAAGGAAGAACTGGAGAAGGTGTACGGCAAGGCTGGCGACGGCCTCCACGCCCTCATGATCGCATGGTACGGAGACAGGAAGCGCAAGTGATTGGCGACGGCACCCCTCCCCCGGACGACGGGGTGTGCGAGGAATGCGACGGGCCGCTCGGGGCTGACTACCAAGAGCGGCTCGTAGGCATGATCGGGGACATTGAAATCGTCGAGCTTATCTGCTCGTCCTGCAAAGCCAAGGAGGCGTGATGAGAGGTGTGAGATTCCCCAAGGCCGTCGAGCCTCTGCTGTGCGACATCTCCCAGATTCACCAGCACCCCGACAACCCGAACAACGGCGACATCGACAACCTCGTGGAGTCCATTCAGGAGTCGGGCTTCGTCACGGTCATCACCGCGAACTCCCGCACCGGAGAAATCATCGCCGGGAACCACAGGTATCAGGCGCTCCTCGCGCTCGGCGCAACGCAGGCACCCGTACTCTGGGTGGACCACTGGGATAACGACGGCGCTCTGCGCTACCTCGTCGGTGACAACGCATCGTCACGCCGGGCAGTCATGGATCAGGAACACCTCGCCGGTCTGCTGAACTACCTCCACGAGACGGAGCGCGGCCTTGCCGGTACCGGCTTCGACGAGCACCTGTACCTCCGGCTCCTCGAAGACCTCAACAACCAGCGCAACATGCTCCCCGAAGTCCCCGGATACGGCGGCGACATGGCACCCACAGGCGTGTTCCAAGTCGTCATCGAGTTCTCCTCCCCGTCAGAGCGGGACGAGTGCTATGCGGACATCCTCGACAGGTTCGACGAACTCGAACCAAGAATCAGGAAGGCGAATCTGTGATGGAAACCCTCATAGTCATCGTCGCGCTCGCGGTCATCATCCACTACAAATGGACTAGACCGAACGCTAGAGGCCGGGCACGAGTCACCATCAACCGGAAGCGCGGCTGGTGAAGTGCGTAAGTGGGTCAGGCTGGGTGGCTGGCTTACGCATACGGGACGCACGCGGCCCGAAAGGCTCCTGAAGTTACTCATCAGGGCGCACGAGATAGACGAGCACGAGTCGAGCATGGCAATGGCCTTCCGGGCAGGAATACGGATCGGCCTGAAACACCCACAGTTGGGCAGAGAGGTTCTTGGAGAACCGGAATGGACGATCTAAATGGCGAAGAACGAGCCTGAACCCCTCCGGGGAGAGAAGGACATCGCACAGCGCGTTGAGCGGGGAGAGGACCCCAACGCGGACTTGTCACTGGCTCAGGCCGAGACGAAGGCGCAGGGTGCGCTGTTCCTCAGCATGAACGGCGCAAGCTGGTCAGACATCGCCCGGATGCAGGGCTACGCCTCACCCACTCACGCCCGGCTCGCCGTCGAAAGAGTGCTGGCCGACTCGGTAGGCCCCGAAGACCGGGAGCACGCGAGGGAGATGAACCGCCGACGCTACAAGCGGCTCCTACAGTCCGTCATGGGCAAGGCAGTGGACCCCAACGACCCCCAGCACCTCGCCTACAACGCCCGTGCCCTCGCAATCATCGACCGGCTCGGTATTTTGGACGGCCTCAACGCCCCACAGCAGGTCCAGATCACGCCCACAGACCAGCACATGTACGAATACCTCCAGAAGATGCTCCCAGAGGCGCAGAGGGACCGTGACGCAGGCGAGGCAGACATCCTCGACGCTGAGGTAGTCGGCCCGGACGGAGAGATTGAGCGTGGCTAATCCCAAGGGGAACCTCGCCGGTTTCACCGACATCTCCCAACCGGGCTGGCAGAAGCGTGCGTTCAACCGGGTCAAGGCCCGGCAGAAGGGGTCGAAGCGCCACACGGAGCGCCAAGACGGGGTTCGTACCGTCTGGGACCTCCCGTTTCGGGTCCTGCTCGACGAAGCGGCCATGCGCCGGGGCATTTCCATGGCAGGGTACTGCCGGAGGGCCATTGCGGCGTTCGTTGCGCACGATTTGGGCATAACACCGAAGGCTTCCGCACAGTACATGCCCGTCCCCACCGAATATCGGTCAGCAGGCGGCGTAGGAAACACTGTGAAAACGCGGGATAATCTAGCTGGGTATGGCAAGTGGGTCATTACCGGACTGGAGGAAGCCCCCGATGACACAGCCAACGACGGGATTTGACCCGAAAGAGTGGGAGAAGTGGGATCCGAAATCGAAGGAACGCTTCTATAAGCTCCTTCAGCAAGCTGGCAAGAAGAAGCGGGCTTGGTTCTGCAAGAAGGGCCGCTCTTGTGACGGTATGCCCCACGATGAGTACGACTACAAGCACGCCCGAGGGGACCAGTGGCCCCCAGTCGGGCATGACTGGCTCGTTTGGCTCCTTCGCGGTGGTCGTGGTTCCGGTAAGACACGATCCGGCTCCGAATGGACCCGCGCAATCTCACTGAAACTCCCCTACGTGTCCATCATCGGCCCCACATGGAAGCACGTTCGCCGCTACATGGTGGAAGGACCCTCGGGTCTGCTCAAAGTCTTCGCGAATGCCGGGATCGAGGTCGTCTGGGAACCCTCCAACCAGCGCATCCTCGTCCCCTGCCAGTGCGCAGAGGATCAGGAACAGCATGATACCCACGTCATTCAGGTCTTCACGGGTGAGGAACCTGACCGTCTCCGTGGTCCTGAGCACTACGCTGTCTGGTTGGACGAACCCGCCCACATGCCGCTGATTGATGCGGTCTGGGACATGATGCTTCTCGGTCTGCGACAGGGTGAACACCCACACGTCCTCTGCACGACGACTCCTCTGCCTACAAAGTGGATGAAGGAACTCGTAGCGGACCCTGACACGCGCTCCGTCACGGTATCGACGTTCGCCAACGCCGCGAACCTGTCTGCCGCCGCGCTGAAGGTGCTGAAGAAGAAGTACGACGGCACCCGGCTGGGCCGACAGGAGCTTTACGGCGAGATTCTCGAAGACATCGAGGGCGCACTGTGGAAGTACGCGATGATCGAGGACTCCCGCGACCAGTTTGATGTCCGTATTGAGGACATGGACCAGATTTACATTGGCATTGACCCTGCTGGTACCTCATCGAAGAAGCGTGACGAGACGGGCATCATTGTTGTGGGCCGGAAGGGCGATCACTACTACGTTTTTGCCGACTGCTCCGGTCACTACACCCCGGATGGTTGGGCGACGACTGCTTGGAAGGCTTTCGACGACTACAAGGCCGACAAGATAGTTGCCGAGAAGAACTACGGCGGCGAAATGGTGCTCTCCACCCTGAAGAACAAGCGTGCAGACGGAAACGTCGAGCTTGTCCACTCCCGGCGAGGCAAGGTGCTTCGCGCAGAACCGATTGTGGCGCTCTACGAGCAGAAGCGGGTCCACCACGTAGGCATTCACCCCGATCTGGAAACCCAGATGACCAACTGGGTGCCTGACGCGGAAGATTCGCCTGACCGGGTTGATGCTTTGGTCCACGCGCTCACCAAGCTGAACGATCATGGTGGCCCGGCGCAGATTGCGGTGCCCGGTGGACGCGGAGGCGACCCCGATCCCGGTTTCTCGTACGGCGCAGAGGCGACAACCCAGCGCTACGCATCCATGGATGGTGGGATGTTCGGCTACCGTCCCCGCGAGGAGAAGATGGACCCGTTCACACCCCGGAACATGCCGTACTGTGAGCACCCGGCGCGGTTCGAGAGTCACACTGTGGACGGTGAGATGATCTGCTCGACGTGCCTGCATCCAGTCGCTTGGAACGATGGACTCGCGAAATGGTACACCACAGAGCAGTTGCACACGGTACTCTCGTAAGCATGGAGCAAATGATTATCGTAGCCGTAGCTGTGCTCACTGGCGTGCTTTCCTCGGCGCGTCTTACCAGACTTCTTACGCAGGATGAGTTCCCTCCGGCAGTATGGTTGAGAATAAAGTGGGACACGCTCACCGAAGACAGCGGCTGGAATAAGCTTTTCCACTGTCACTGGTGCATGGGTCCGTGGACCACCGCAGTTGTCGGCCTCTGGGGCTGGCTCTCCGACCTTCACGTTACGTGGTGGGTCTTCAATGTTTGGCTGGCGGCGGCATACGTCAACAGCATGATCGTCGAACGTGATGAGGTCGAGTAACAGATGGGCCGTATGCGCACCCCCGTTGCAGTGGAGACGACGAACTCTCTCGTAGCCTCTGCGGCCCGTGTCAACACAGCAACGTTCGCTGGTATCCAGCGGTACAACACCGGCACGGAATGGCACAGCACTTCATGGCACTACTACCACACCATCGGTGAGTTCCGTTATGGCTGTGACTGGCAGGGCGCGATGCTCTCCAAGGCAATCTTGCGTGCGTCGAAGAAGGACCCGAGCACCGGCAACTACGACATCCTGTACGAAGGCCCCGCCGCCGAGTACATGGAAGACCTCTTCGGGGACGACGACGGACGCGCTGAGATGCTCCGTCTCATCGGCATCCACATGGCCGTCACCGGCAAATGCTTCGCCGTCACCTACCCCGACTTCGGAGAGTTCGCCGGAGACGACGACATCTGGAGGGTAGTCGCTTCCACGAAGCTGACCCGACCCTCATCCCCCACTGACTTCTACCGCATCGAGGGTGAGACGATCCCCCTCAATCCGAACAAAGTCGTCTGCATCGAAATCTGGCGACCGGACCCCGAGGACTCGAAGAAGCCAATCGCCCCCTCACAGGCAGTGCTCACTTCCCTCGGGCAGATCGAAGCGCTGGATCAGCACATCGCCGCACAGGTGGACTCGCGTCTGGCCGGTGCAGGCATCATGCTCTTCCCGTCAGAGATGACGTTCCCGACCCCGCCTGTACCGGACGGGGCCGTTCAGCGTGTGGCCAACACAGCCGACGACCTCATGAGCATCATCCAGCACGCCATGGCCGTCGCCCTCCGCAACCGCGCCGATCCCGCGTCCAAGGTCCCCATTGTCATCACGGCCCCCGCTGAAGCGATCAGCGCGATCCACCACATCAAGTTCTGGTCCGACCTCGACGAGAAGGTCATCGAGATGCGGAACGCCGCTGTCGGTCGTCTCGCTCTTGGCATGGACATTCCCCCGGAAGTGCTGAAGGGCAACGGGGACGTGAACCACTGGGCCGCTTGGCAGTCCGACGAGTCGGCTATCAAGTCCCACACTGAGCCGCTCCTGAAGATCATCACTGCCGCTCTCGCGAAGGCGTACCTACGCCCGGCGCTGAAGGGCGAAGTCCCCGACGAAGACCTGCGGTACTACTCCATCAAGGCGGACACGTCCGAGATGCGTCTGCGCCCGAACCGGGCAAAGGAAGCGATGGAGCTTTACGACCGTGGCGAACTGACGGGCAAGGCCCTGCTCCGCGAGACTGGCTTCGACGACGACGACGCTCCCAAGGACGAAGACACCAAGGCTTGGTACTTGAAGAAGGTCGCCTCCGGCCAGACCACCCCGGAACTGGTAGCCGCCGCGCTGAAGCAACTCGGCGTGGACCTGCCTGTGGCACCCGCCGCCGAAGTCGGGCAGGAAGCCCGGCCTACCCCGTCCCTCATCGGGCACCCGACTCAGGACATCCCCGACCGAGAGGTCAGCGAACGTCGCCGGGATGCACGGGATGTCGGCAACGTACCTTCCGCCGATCCTGCCCGGCGTGCCGCACCGCCCGAGTCTGCTTCACGGATGGCGGCGGCTGTCGCTGTCGCTTCCGAGCAGGCAGTGTTCCGGGCGCTGGAACGTGCAGGCAACCGTATGCGGAACAAGATGGGCGGCAAGCTCCCCGGCATCTCAGCGGGAGAGACGTACCTGACCTTCGGTTCCTCCGCGTCGGACCTCGACTACTTCCTCGAAGACGCTTGGGGCGAGAACGTCATCGCCCTCGCGGCCCACTGCGGGTACAGCACTGAGCAACTGAAGGACGCTCTCGACGGCTACTGCCGCGTACTGCTGACCTCACAGAAGCCGCACTCTTTCAAGAGTCTGGAGAATCACCTGACCATGGCGCTCCGTCTGGAGAGGACATCACTATGATCCGCAAGGACAGCTTCGCGGTAGAGACTGAGAGCTTCGCTTCCAAGCGCAAGACCCAGCTTGAATCCACGGACGACCGACTGCGCTCACATGTGCGGGAGGCGCTGACCCGTGTCGGCCTGCCGTCTTGGACCTCCCAGATTGTGCGCGAGGCTCTGTCTGTCTTCGACGAGATTGCCCGTGAAGAAATCGAGGAGTGGGGTCCGGGCCTTGACGAGATGCGCAACGAGTTCGAGCGCGAACTGACCGAAGCCCTTGCCCTCACCAAGAAGGTCGAGAAGGACAAGTTCGACGCTCAGGTTGAGCGCGTCACCCGGTGGGTCAGCACCATGTCCATCAACTCCGCGACCGAAGCCGCGACCACCACAGACCCCGACCCGATGGTTGGGCTGGAATGGGTCACGATGGAGGACGAAGCGGTTCGAGCCACCCATAAGGAAGCGCACGGCCAGCAGGTTCGCACCGGCAAGCCGTTCAAGGTTGGCGAAGTGGAGATGCTGTACCCCGGCCAGCCCGTAGGCGACCCGGCGAACTGGATCAACTGCCGCTGTGTCGCACGCCCGGCCATGCTCAACGAATCCCTCACGGCGTCCATCCCCACGGAAGCGGCTGAACCGATCACCTCGACCGTGATCGTCGCACTGCCCAAGGCGACGGACCCGGCATCAACAGCGTCCTCGGAAGAATCAGGAGCGCACGTCACACTGCTGTTCCTCGGGGAGTCTTCCGAGTTCGATCCCACGGACATCAAGGCTGAACTGGAGGCTTACACCACCACGTTTGCCGGGGGTCCGTTCTCAGAGAACGTGTCAGGCAGGGCCACCTTGGGCGAGGGGCACGCAGATGTGGTCCTGCTTGACGCCAAAAACCTCGCGAACATTCGCGGGGCCATCCTCGCGTCCGAACCCGTCCGTGCACGTCACGATCAGGTCGAGCAGTATCCGACGTGGATTCCTCACCTTACGCTGGGCTACCCGGAGACTCCGGCTAAGGCCGAGTTCGCTGGTGAGGCTATCGAGTTTGACCGGCTGGCCATATGGCACGGCGAGGAACGTACCGAGTACCCGCTTGCGGGAGAGGTGGCAGTTGTGGGAGAGAGCAAGCCTGACGAGTTCGCGGTGAAGGACGAGATGCCCGTGCCCGAGGAAGAGGTAGCTGAGGACGGTGAGCCTACGTGGATTCCCGACGAAGAGGCCATGATTCAGGTCCCCTTCCACGGCATCGCCGCGCCCGAAGGTATCCCCTCCGGCGACAAGCGCATGTTCGCTATCGGTTCCCTCATCAACCGGCCACTCCCTCTCTCGCTGAAGTCCATGTTCATCGACGATGAGGGCCACAAGGGGTCGGTCATCTCGGGCCGCATCGACAACATCTGGCGCGAAGATGGCGTTATCAAGTACGAGGGCGTCTTCGACGTTGGTGAGGCCGGGTACGAAACCGTCCGCCTCATTGCTGACGGCATGTGGCGCGGCGTCTCCGTGGACGTGGATCAGGCCACTGGCGGACCCACACCTGACGGCGGCGTTGAGTACACTCAGGCACGCATCAGCGCCCTCACGGTCTGCGCCATCCCCGCCTTCGCGGAAGCGTACATCGCACTCGGGACTTGGGCCGACGCCGAAGAGGAGACGACCGAAACTCCCGTAGTTACAGGAGAAACGGTAGACGCCTCGGGCGAGAAGATCAGCTTCGAGGTAGTTCCCCCGAAGACGAAGGACGGTCCCGGCTGGATCACCAACCCGAACCCGACGAAGGACATCACTTCGTACTGGGTCACGGGTGTTGGCCGGGCGAAGATTGGATGGGGCACGCCGGGAGACTTCAACCGTTGCCGGATGCAACTCGTAAAATACGTCCAGAACCCCGATTGGTTGGCCGGGCTTTGCGCCAACCTCCACTACCGCGCTCTCGGCACTTGGCCCGGACGCGGCGCACATGCAGGAGGCATCGTTGCGATGAAGATGGATGAACAGGCCGAACTGCCTTCGGTCAATCTGACGGCTTCCGCCGCGCTTGCCCTTACTGCGGTCAGCGCGGACTACTTCCGTCGCATGGAGTTCAGCGCTCCGACAGCAATGACCATCGAGGAGGATGGGCACGTCTTCGGACACCTCGCCCAGTGGGACTCTTGCCACATCGGGTTCCCCGACAAGTGCACCTCTCCCCCGCGCTCGATGACCAACTATGCGTACTTCCTCACCGGGGAATACCTGACCGACGCCGGGCGTGTACCTGTCGGACAGATCACCCTCGGCACCGGACACGCTACCGAGCGCATGGGTATGCGTGCCGCACTCGCGCACTACGACAACACCGGCTCAGCCGTTGCAGATGTCACGGTGTGGGAGGACGAGTTCGGCATTGCGTTCTCCGGCAAGCTCCGTGAAGACCTGCCTGAGAAGGACATCCGGGCGCTCATGGCGTCTCCGCTGTCTGGCGACTGGCGCGGTGTGATCGTTGCCGGGTCTGAGAATCTGGAGATGTGTGCGGCCCTCGCCGTGAACGTGCAGGGCTTCGCTGTCCCCCGCGTTTCGTTCGCGATGGAAGGCGATCACCAGCTTTCGCTTGTGGCCGCTGGCGTACTCGAACCGAAGCCGATTCTGACGCCGGAGTTCATGGCGCAGATGGAGGCGTTCAAGGCGCACGAGCAACGCAAAGCCCGGCTCGCAACACTGAGGGCCGAGCGCAATTCTTTCCGTGCAGGAGAGGTCAAGGCGAAGATCAGGAAAGCTATGGAGGAGAAGTAAATGGGTTGCAACTGTGGTGCCAAGAAAACGGCACCGGAAAGTTTCGTACACACCGCGACTGACGGCAAAGTCACCGCGTTCCGTACGGAGTCAGAAGCCAAAGCCGCCGTTCTGCGGCGCGGCGGCGCGTACAAAAAAGCGTAAGTAATAGACATATGGCCTTCGGTATGGTTACTGTGTTCTCAGTAGGACACTCTCCGTGCCGTAGGCCGTGTGTCGATCCAAGTGTATTTGTAGTCCACACGTCCCTACGTCTCATCTAAGGAGAGACTCATCATGGGTAAGAAGTTCACAGCCCCAGAGAATGTCACCGAACTTGAGGGCGAAAAGCTCCAAGAATCAATCGAAGCCGCGCTTGCCGCTCTCGCTGAAGTCAGCGACGAAGCTACCGACGAGGAACTGACTGAAGCAGAGGCAACTCTCGCTTACGTCAACGCCGCACGGAGCGAAGTCCAGAACCGCGAAGCCGTAGAGCAGGCCCGTGTTGACCGCCTCGAAGCCATCCGTGCCGCATCCAAGCCGGAAGAGAAGGCAGACGAAGCCGAAGCCCCCGCCGCTGAAGTCGTCGAGCCTGTCGTTGAAGCTCCCCCGGCCCCCGTGGTCGAGGAGAAGGTCGAGGAGAAGGAACTGGTATCGGCCAGCGCCAAGACTGAGACTGCATCTGTTCAGAAGCTCAGCACCGCTGAGAAGATCGCATCCCAGCAGAAGGAGACTCCCGTGAAGAAGGAGTTCCCGCGTGCCAGCCTTGTTGCCGCCGCAGGCAACACCGAGTTCGCATCCGGGCATCAGTTTGCCAACCTTGCCGAAGCAGGCCCCGCCCTGTTCAACCGGCTCGACAACCTGCCGCACCGCGCCGCACCCAAGGGTGTCTCCATGCGCAACGGCGCTCTCCAGTTCAAGCTCCCGGCATCTGAGTTCACTCAGACTGCGCTGGACGAATCTGAACTGCTTCAGAAGGTCGCCAAGGAAGCGCGTCTGGAAGGTGGTTCCCTCGTCGCCGCTGGTGGCTGGGGTGCTCCGTCCGAGCGTTCTCTCGACTTCTGCGTGCAGGAAGAACTGGACGGTCTGATCCAGCTTCCCGAAATCCAGATCACCCGTGGCGGTATTTCTTACACCAAGGGTCCGACCTTCGCCTCGGTGCTTGCATCCGGCACGGGTTTCTGGGACATGACTGAAGCCACCGCTGAAGCCGGTTCGGAACAGAAGACCTCCCTCCGTCCCTCCGTCCCGACGTTCGTCGAACAGCGTCTCGACGCTGTGGGTGTGATGGTCGAAGCTGGCCTCCTGCTCCGTCAGGGCTGGCCGGAACTGGTCGAGCGCTACGCCGCTCTGGCCCTGAAGGCTCACCAGTACAAGCTGAACCAGAAGAAGATCGCGCAGATTCAGGCGTTCACGGGTGCGGCGACCAACATCGCCACCGGCTTCGGCAACGAACTCGACATCCTGCACGTCATGGAACTCGTCGCTGAAGGCGAGCGCCAGCGCAACTTCCTCGGCACCGGGCAGACCCTCGAAGCGATTGCTCCGAGCTGGGCACGCGCAGTTATGCGTGCAGGTCTGGCACAGCGGAACGGCGTTGACTCGATCAGCGTCACGAACGCACAGCTTGATGCTCACTTCACCGCACGCGGTGTGCGCGTCCAGTGGCTTCGCGGCTATCAGGATATGCCTCTGGCATCCGGTATCGCCGTGACCTACCCGGACACCATCGAGTTCATCATGTACCCGGCTGGTACCTACGTCGCTGGTGTGGCTCCGGTCATCACCCTCGATACGGTCTACGATTCCGTCAACCTGAAGAAGAACGATTACGTTCACCTCTTCGTTGAGCAGGGCGTACTGATGACCAACCCGTGTGGCGAAGGTCGCCGCATCACCCTGCCGTTCCTCGCCAACGGTCGCCGTGCCGGTGTCACTGACGCCGTAGCCACCGCAGGCCAGAACGACAACCTCTTCAACACCGCAGTCGCCAACACGTAATGACTGAACTGCCGGGGGCTGTGTGGCCCATGGTCCCCGGCAGTTTCTCTCTATCCTCTGGGAAGGAGGAAGGCCATGCTTGCAATTGACACACCCGCTGTAACACCGATGCGCGGTGGATTGCTTCAGGTCGCTGAGGTCATTACTACCAATGGACAGGGCGGTATCCTGCTCGATGGTGTGACTTACAAAGCTCACCTTTGTGGCAAGAACCGTGTTGTACCTGCCGAGGGCGTCGAGAAGACTTTCGATCAGCAGACGGTACTGAGCGGGGAACCGTTCGCGCTGTACCGTGGCGTCGAGGGTGCTCTCCTCGTGAACCGTGATGAAGCGCTGGGAGAGGCTCAGTCGGCGTACAGCGCCGGGGAGTCCTACGGTGTGGAGCGCGGTCTTCAGACCGGCCTGCTGTCGGACATCGCTGTGGACATCACGCCCACTCCGGGTACTCCGGTAACGAATGCCCGGCAGGCTCTCGGACTGCTTGAACAGTACGCGGCTGACAACTACTCGGGCCTGCCGGTTATCTCCGGCAACCGTCTGGCTGTCGGCTACCTGCCTGAGCTTCGCGTAAGCGACGACTTCCTGCTCCACACCATCCACGGAACCCCCGTTATTTCTGCGGCGGGTTACGGCACGGATGGCCCGGATGCGGCTGTCGCTGGCGCTGGTCAGGCTTGGCTGTACATCACCGGCAAGATCACGCTCTGGAAGGGTCCGGGTGGAGCTTACGAAGCCTACGACCTCGAAGGTAACAGGGTCTACGGTCTGGCAGAAGCGACGTACGTCCCGACCATCGAGTGCTTCGCCGCCGCGATCCTCGTTGGAAGCTAAGGAGACTGACAATGTTGGAACCCACTCTCAACGACGGGGAAGCCTATGTGCCGGGCCGCTCCGAAGAGACGGCAAGGCACCTGATGGAACTCGCGGAGAAGGCAGGACTGAGCGGCACTGTCGTCAGCACCACTTCCCACGGTTACATCGTCCCTGCTGAAATCCTTGGCAAGAAGGATGAAGCTGTACTGCCGGAAGACCAATCGGTAGTCGCAACGGAGCCGGGCACAAGCTCGGACCCCTCGGAAGTGGTCAACGTCCAGACGGCGTTTGACCCATCAGAACACTCGGTCGCAGAAGTCAAGGAATACCTTGCCGGAGCGGACGAGACTGAGCGCCAGCGAGTGCTGGATGCTGAAGCCTCCAGTGAGAAGCCTCGCAAGGGCTTGCTGAAGGAAGGAGATAAGTAATGCAGTCAAACCGGGTTTCCTTCCTCCGTGGTAAGAGGATGCGAGCAACTCTCCTGAACGGCGCGGCCATCCCCCTCGTGGGCGATTCCAGCGTTGTCACCACCAAGGGATTCGTCACACTGACGATGACCGCCAACACCGAAGAAGGCGAGGCTATCAACGTAGTCAACGCAGGCGGCGAGTCTTGCATCACTGAGGCTGGCACCCCTACGTGGACTGGCGTTGGTGTCGAGGCCGAGTTCTGTGATGTGGACTTTGCTCTCTTCGAGATGCTCACGGGTCAGGAAGTCGTACTGGACGAGGACGGCGTTGCCATTGGCATCACCGAGTCTTCGGACGTTGACATGTCTGCCGTGAAGTTCGCTCTGGAACTGTGGATGGGTGCTTCTACGAACGCATCCCCCGCCGCTGGTTCTCAGGGTTTCTACGGTTACGTCCTCCTGCCTCACCTTGGCGGCGGCGTTATCGGTGACATCACCCTTCAGAACGGCGCGATCACCTTCACCATCTCGAACATGCAGACCAAGAATGGTGCCGCATGGGGCGCTGGTCCTCACAAGGTCCAGCTTGTCGGCGGCGTACCCTCGGTACTGTCCACGCCGATGAAGGTCAACGATCACCGTCGCATCATGATTGTGGAGGTGGCACCCCCGGAGGTTTACTCGGGCGCTACTCCGCTTCTCGATTCGACCGATCCGGCTGTCACGGACCTGACCCTCACGCCCACCGCGCTGTCTGTCGCCATCTCGCCCACGCCTTCTGGCACGGACCCGATGTGGTACGACTTCGGGGATGGCCAGTGGGACTACACCGCGAACGGTTCTTACACGCATGTGTACGCCGCCGCTGGTACCTATACGGTCGTCGGGCGACGTGGTTCTTCAGTTGTCTCGAAGAGCGTCACTGTCACTGCATAGCGTGGCATTATGGAAGGCGGGGGTCTATGATCCCCGCCTTCTTTTTTTAGGAGAGACGAACCAATGAGCTACCTTCAAGCACACACTGCTGATCTGCGGGTCAGTCAGGCGTTCGGGACCAATCCCGGTGGCCTGAATCCCGCTGGCGGTCATACTGGCAAGGACATTGCCGGTCCCATCGGCACACCCGTCTACGCGGCGTGCGATGGCATCATCGAAATCGCCGGTAACGCCGGGCCTTGGAACACGAACCGGTTCTGGATCGAAGGGTCCATGGCTGGTATCTCTGTCGTTCTGAACGACCCGAATCCGGGCGGCGCGGCATTCACCTATAACCACCTGTCCCGAGTCAACGTGAAGGTCGGCCAGCGCGTAAGTCGCGGCGACATCATTGCGTGGATCGGGAGCACTGGGGCATCGACTGGACCTCACGACCACTTTGAGTGCCTGCCGGATAAGTGGAACTTCCAGAACGGAACGTACGGGCGCATCAACCCGGACATTCTGTGCAAGGACTACCCCGGCACCCTTGGTAACGCTGGTGGTGTGGCACCCCCGAAGGGCCGCTATGTCGGCAAGAACTCCAACGTGAACCAGCGTGCCGCCGCGCACATGGACGCCGCTGTTGTACGGACGATCCCCGCAGGCCAGCTTGAAATCTGGGAGGGCTACGTTCACGGCCAGCCCGTCACTGTCGGTGGCCTGACTACGGACATCTGGTATCAGGACAAGCTGGGCTTCGCATGGTCTGGCGGCTTCGAGTCCCAGTCCACCACTGGCCTCCCTGACCTGACTCCCCGCGAGAAGCCCCTTGAAGCGAACCAGCGCAAGGCCGGTCCCAAGGGCGCTAACCAGCGCCGGGAGCCGAATGTTGACGCGACGATCATCCGGTTCGTGCCGGGCGGTCAGGTCGAGGTCTTCACGGGCTTCGTCAAGGGCCAGCCTGTCACCGTGGATACCTTCACGTCTGACATCTGGTACGTGGATGCCAAGGGCTACGTCTGGTGCGGTGCTTTCGAGAACCCGTCAGTCGTCGGCCTGCCTGACCTTACTGTGGTCGAGCCGCCGAAGCCGCCCGTCGTTGTGCCCCCGGCTGAGGAGCTTGGGCCGCACATGAACGGCATCGACGTTGCGAAGTATCAGGAAGCCGCGTCACTGAACCTGATCCCGGCAGAGTTCTACATCATCAAGGCGTCCGAAGGTGGGGCGAACTGGGCTGACTCTGCGCTGGAATCGAACGTCGCTGAGGCACGCCTGACCGGCAGGCCGATTGGTTTCTACCACTACGCCCGGCCTTTCGTCACGGAAGCCAACACGGCGGCGGAAGAGGCACGGTCGTTCCTTGCTGTCATCAAGCCGTACATGCGGAAGGGCGACATCCTCGCACTCGACTGGGAGGCTGAGAACCAGCACCGCACTGACTGGGCGCTGGAGTGGCTCAGGATCGTCCAGAAAGAGACGGGTGCCCTCCCGTTCATCTACATCAATACGGCGACCCTGACGGCCCACGCAGAGGCTTGGGGTCCTGTGGAGCAGGAGTTCCCTCTCTGGCTTGCCGCGTATGGCACGAATCAGGCTGGCGGTTATGATCCGCGTAAGCCTGCTTTCCCGGTCGAATGGGCCGCTGGCTTCCTCATGTGGCAGTACACGTCCAAGGGTCAGCTTGACCACTATGACGGCGATCTTGACCTGAATGTCTTCTACGGCACGCAGGCTGAGATGCTGGCGCTCGGCGCGACGAAGCTCCTCGCGGAGCCGGAAGTGCCACCCGTGACGGAACCTGAGCTTCCGCCTGTTGTCGATCCTGAGGAGCCTGACGAGGAGACTGCGGCGGACCTGATCCGCGAGTACCAAGAGTGGCTTCTGGAGAAGTTCCTGTCTGAGCGCGGGAAGGTCTGACCGTGACGACTGTGACGGCGACTCTCGAAGAGGTGCTTGGGGACGCGGCGAGAGGATACCTGCTGTTCACTCCTACCACTTCGTGGGACGAGCCGACAGACTTGGGTAATCTCCCGCTCCCCCAGCGGGTGAAGCTGGTGAACGGTTCGGTTTCGGTGGAGCTTGATCCCACCGGGCCGGGCTGGGCATGGGCTGTCACGTATCAGGTGCTCGGGTTGGAGCACTGGACCGAGTATTACATCGTGCCGGATACGGGTACTGTCAGCCTCGACTCGCTCACAGAGGTGGACATCAGGACCCTGACTCCGACCGTCGATGAACCCGACCCTGCTTGGTACGGCTACGTTGACTCCGTGGTTGAGGGGCAGGTAGGGCGCGTAGTTGTTGTGACCGGTACGGAAGCGAGGCCCGGCTTCGGGTCAGTGTTCTGGATCGGCGGCACAACGCAACCGGTAAACATGGCTGAGAACACGGACGTTTGGTTCAAGGCGACGTAAATTAGATGTAACCACTTTCTCTTGAAGGAGAGACACCATGGCCGTAACAGCCAACCTCTACGGGCTTTTCCTGAAGTCCCTCGCGAACAAGGAAATCGACCTCGATACTGACACCATCAAGGTCATGCTCACTACCTCGGCATACACGCCGAATCAGGACACGCACCAGTACAAGTCCTCTGTCACCAACGAGGTCAGCGGCACGGGCTACACCGCTACTGGCGCTACCCTCGGCTCCGTCGCTGTCACCTACGACACTGCGACGAATACCCTGAAGTTCGACGCGGCTGACACCTCGTGGGCCTCATCGACTATCACGGCACGGTACGCGGTCATCTACGACGCAAGCCCGGCATCCGACGCTACCCGGCCCCTGATCGGCTACGTCGATTTCGGCGCGGACGTTTCCTCGACGGCGGCGGCTTTCACAATCACATGGGATGCCGCAGGCATCTTCACAATCACGGCGGCGTAGGGACAAATGAAATACAAAGGGACGAAAGCGATGACGGCTGTCATCGCATTACTGGTGCTGATCGCTGGCTTCTTCGTAGCTGGCACAGCGCAGGCGGTGGGCACTACGGTGCTCACCCCCACTGCCGACACATACGTGCAGGCAGACAAGCCCACAGAGAACTTCGGAGAGAGCGTCCGATGGTCCACTGAGGGCCGGGCCAATATCTGGCGTCACTCACTGCTCCGCTTCAACGCGGTAGTGCCTGAGGGCGAGAAGATCGTGTCGGCCAAGCTCCGGGCGTACAGCGAATCCACGATTCCGGCCACGGAGTTCGTCGATGTCTACGGCACTACGGGTGCTTGGACTGAGAGCGGCGTCAACTGGAACAACGCCCCAGCGAAGGGCACATGGCTCGGGAAGCAAGGCGGGTTCTCCGTTGATTCTTGGGTCGAGTGGGACGTGACTAGCTGGGTGGGCGCTAACGGCGGCTACACCAACTTCAAGCTCGAAACCAACGCCCAGCGGTGGACGGGATTCAAGTCCAGCGAACACCCCACCGTTGCACTGCGCCCCCAGCTTGTCATCACGACTGAGGCCACCGGCACCACACCTCCTCCCACCACCCCACCTCCGGCTAGCGACGGCACCACTGCCGCATCTACGCAGGGCTGGGGCGCTGTAGTCACGGGCGACGAGTTCAACTACACGGGCGCACCGCAGGCCACGAAGTGGGATGTCTACGACAGTGCCGGGCACGCTGGCAACGGCGTGCGCTCTCCCGCGCAGGCAACCGTTGACGGCACCAAGCTGGTTATCAACGGCACCGCCGATGGTACGACTGCCGGGCTGTCGGCTAAGTTCGCGAACCAGAAGTACGGACGCTGGGAATCCCGCATTGCGGCTTCCGGCGACAACGAGTACCACATGGTTTCGATCCTGTGGCCTGACTCGGGCAACTGGCCTTGCGACGGCGAGCTTGACTACGCCGAGACGACCGGGGACTGGAACGTAATCCAGTTCTTCCAGCACTACTCCTGCTCCAACACGCAGACGAGCGCGAGCAAGGCCATCGACGTGACGCAGTTCCATAACTACGCCGTTGACTGGTCCCCCACTGGTGTTGTCGGTTACATCGACGGCGTTGAGTGGTTCCGCGATGAGGTCCCCGCACATCAGCCTCCGGGTTCGATGCACCAGACGCTCCAGCTTGACTGGTTCCCCGATGCTACGGCTGACGGTACCGGCGAGATGCGGGTTGACTGGGTGCGCGTTCACGCGGCGGCTACTGCCCCGACTCCGACGCCTACGCCTACCCCGACTCCGACGCCTACGACGCCGCCTACTGGTGGTTCGTTCGACTTCGCAACCGTTGGTGACATGAACCCGTCCGGTCACTCTGCGGCCACCACCGAGTCTGGCAAGAACGCCATCAGCATCAAGAACGCGCTGGCCTCGGGTGAACTGGATGCCTTCATCGGCCTCGGTGACTTCCAGTACAGCATCGGCCACTGTGGACTCTCCGGCTCATCGAATCCGGCGAACGACAACTACTCGAAGTACAACACACAGTGGGGGCCGTTCAAGGACAAGACGTACTGGACTGCCGCACCGAACCATGATTACCAGCCGGGCCGCAACACTGACCTCGACGACTACATGGACGGCGGTTGCGTCAACACTGTGAAGAGTGCCACGAGCACCGATCCGACACGTCAGGGTCCGAACCCTGCCGGGACGCATCAGGAGAACGACAACTGGTACTCCATCGACAAGGGCAACTGGCACATCCTGTTCGCCCCGTCGAACCTGTGGCGCTACGACGTTGCCAAGGCAAACGCGGCAACGGGCCAGATGGACGCGAACCTTGCGGCGGCTAAGGCGGCTGGCAAGCACCTCGCGGTTGTTGTGCACGATCCCTACTTCACGTCGAGTACGAGTTCACACACGCGCTCGACTGAAATCAAACCGTGGATCGACGTGTTCTGGAAGAACCGGGTCAAGGTCCTGTTCTCCGGTAGCCAGCACAACTACGAGCGGTCCTGCCCTGTGAACAACGCAGACCAGTGCGTATCTGACGGTATGCAACAGTTCCAAGTTTCCACTGGCGGCATCACACTGCGCGACTTCACCAGTAACCCGGCGTACATCCAGAAAAAGTTCACCGGAACTTGGGGCCACCTCCGCATGTCCCTGAACGACAACGGCTCGTACTCTTGGAACTTCGTTCCGACTTCGGGCAACATGTCGAACACCGACAGCGGTACACGGCAGTAACTAGAAGAAGGAGATGTACCGGTGGCTATTACCTTCACCGCAGGTACATCCGTTGAGTCAACGGCTAGCGTAACCACAGCAACGGTTGCGCTAGCCGCTGGCATGGCGGCTGGGGATTACACGATTTGCGTTGTGTCACTGAACGCCAGCACGGGCACCATCGACACGCCTGCCGGGTGGACTGAAATCCTCCCAGACACTCAGGCCACGGCGTCCACGTCGATGACCCTCGCCATCTTTTACCGCAAGTGGGTGTCTGGCGACGGCGACGTTGTTGTCACTCATAAGAGCGGTCGATCCGCCGCAACAACTATCCGTGTCCGGGGCGCTGACGCAACAACCTTCATGGATGTGGGGGCCACGGTGACGCAAGCCGCCGCCGCCGCGACCACAATCGTAGCGCCGACGATCACGCCTACAACCGGCTGGCTGGTCTGTGTATTCGCCGGGCGTCACCCGACCAACGGCGGTATCATCACGCCGTTCTCCAGTCTCTCCGCTGGCATGACCTCGCTTGCCGAAGCCTCAGCGCAAGCCCCCACGCAGACCAATGCCGGGCACCTGATCGCCTATCAGGCTGTCACGCCGTCCTCAGCCACGGGCACCCGGCAGGCTGACCCGAACGTCTCCACTACCGGCGCTATGGGCGTCTCGTTCTCTCTGGTCGAAGCCGCGTCCGGTGGACCCGGCAACGTCACTGCCGTCAAGGCGACTGCTACCTCTCAGGAGGGAACTCCCGTAGTTACGGGACAAGCGAACATCGTCCATGTGAAGGCGTCGGGCACCGCAACGGACATCGTGCCGGTGGTCACTGCCGCCGCTACCGTGACAGGGGTACGGGCGCAGGGTAGCTCTCTGGCCCGTGTGCCTGTTGTCGTTGGCGCTCAGACTGCTACGGTCGCCGCTGTCAGGGCGCAGGGTTCTTCCTCTGCTTCCGCCCCGGTAGTCACGGCGCTGGCTACTCTGGCCGCTGTCAGGGCGCAAGGCTCATCGTTGGCCATCGCTCCTGCCGTGCTTGGCGCTAAGACCGCCTCTGTCACAGCCGTACGCGCTCAGGGTTCCAGCCTCGCCGTTCCGCCTGTCGTTGTGGGTGGTGCCGGGGCTACTGCTGTCGCGGCTCAGGGTTCCTCTGCGGCTGTCGCTCCTGCTGTTTCAGCGTTGGCCAGCGTCACGGCTGTCCGGGCGCAGGGTACGTCCCTCGCTGTTCCTCCTACCGTCACTGCCGCCGCCTCAGCCACGGTTGCTTCCCCCGCGATGTTGGCGACAGCGACCGGTATGGAGCCGTTTGTCAGCGGTGGTGGCCCGGCGAACATTGACGCCGTACCAGCAACAGCCACGGCTGACCTCCGTAACCCTGTGGTTAGCGCCCCGGCCACTGTCGCCGCTACGAAGGCCAGCGCATCGACGGCCATGCCGGAGCCTGTTCCGTCCAGCGCAGTCACCATCCAGTCAGTGCCATCAGCGGCGGCGGCGGAAGCTCAGGCCCCGGTCCCTTCGGTCCTCGTCGTCATGGTGGCGGTCAGCATGGTGGCCACGGCGCTCCACCACGCACCAACCTTCAACCTCGAAGCCATTACCGCCGCCGTGGTGGCTACTGCAACTGCGCTCGCGCTCCGACCGTCGCTGAAGGGTGACATAGAGCTGTACCTGAAAGATGGAACGTTGGTGCACCCGCACATACTAATCGGCGGCATACTTGTTCCAGTGGACTCACAATTCTAGGAGACGTAATGAGCGCAACATGGCCTATTGACTGGCCAACGAATGTGGACATCACGCAGAGCGACCCGTACCACGTCCAGATCGCGGAGGAGATGGCTTCGGCCACGCTTCGTCTGCTCACCCTGTACCGGGTTGGAGGTCTGCCGATCACCGTGATGCCGTGCACCGGGACGTGCGCGTTCCCCACACTGCCGTTCTCCGGCCCGGCACAGTCGGGGCACAGCTACCTGCCGTTCTACCCGATCCTGCTGGCCAGCGGCGCGTACGCGAACTGCTTCTGCGCAAGCTCCTGCCAGTGCGAGGGACGCAGTGAAGTTCTGCTCGGCACACCGGTTGGCCGGATCGACGATGTGAGCATCAACGGTGTCACGCTCGATCCCTCCGCGTACCGGGTGGAGAACGGCAACATACTCGTGCGTGTTGACGGCGGCGAATGGCCCGCCTGCTCCGGCGACAACTTCACCGTCACCTACCTGAACGCCTACGAGGTGGACGTTCTTGGGCAGGCCGCTGGCGGTGTGCTCGCGGCTGAGTACCTGAAGCTGTTCGGCCCGTCTGCGGCGAAGTGCCGCCTCCCCCGTGGCGTCACCTCGATCACCCGACAGGGTATGCAGTTCGAGGTCAGCGCTGGAATGTTTCCGAATGGCGTCACGAACATCCCCGAGGTGGACGTGTACATTGCGCAGTGGAACCCCCACGGTATGCGGACCCGCCCCATGGTGTACTCGACGGACTTGCCGCCGCACCGCTCAGTTAGCTGGAGGCCGTAGTGACTCAGATTGGCGATGCGGCTCAGGCGCTTCTCGCGCTGTTGGTCGTGGAGTTCAACAAGCCCGGCAAGAACGGCAACTTCTGCTCTGCCGCTGTGATGCCCGGCTCCGACGTTCCGTACGACTACGGGCAGGAGGCGTGTGGCGGTAGCTTGTGGGTGCGCCTGACTACGGCTAACCCGTCAGCTTCGTTCCCAGCCGCAGACACGACCGTTACGAACTGCGCATCAACGCTCGCGTATCCGTTCGAGGTCGGCGTTATGCGCCCGGCCCCGCTGGCCGAAGTCATCGGTGACGAACTTGTCCTCCCCACGGAGGAAGAGAACACCGCCGCCGCGCTACAGCAACTCGACGACTTGGAGACGATGTACCGGACCCTTGTGATGTTCGGGGAAGAGGTCGAGGCTCTCCTGCCCGGCATCTACACCCCCATCGGCCCAGAAGGCGGCGTCGTCGGCGGCAAGTGGACGTTCACGATTGGGCTGATCTAGCCATGCCAGTTTTCTTCCGGGTCCACGAGGGCGCGGTCGCGTCGTTCATGAATCCGGGGGACGACGTTGACGACTTGGTGTGGGACGTTACGCGCACCACCCGCGACCTTGCTATCCTGTATGCGCCCGTGCGTTCGGGGAAGCTCAAAGGCTCGATCCGTGGCTCACGTCCAAAGCGGACAGGCGTGTACACCAATGCCTCGAATGTGACCGCGAACGCCGGGTATGCCCTGTACGTTCACGATGGCGTCAAGGGCCGTATCTTCCCGAAGACCGGCAAGTACCTGACGGTGCCGCTTGTGCCGGGGTCTGTGTCGGGCGCGGCGCTCCGTGCACAGTTCGGCGGCAACCGTCGTAAGGGCAGTAGTGCAGGGTTCTTCCTTGCAACATCCGTGCGCGGCCAAGCCTCGCAACCGTTCCTCGCGGACGCACTGAAGGTGGCGATGCGCACCAACAGTGTGCTGAGCTACCGTGTTGCTTGATCCGCGATTGTACCCGTTTCGCGGTACTCTGATTGAAGTCCCGTAGTTACGTGACTTACATGGCGACGATTCACTTAGGAGACGAACAGTGAAAGAGTTTGTGACAGCGGCCAAGCCGACAGCAGGCAAGGTCGATAAGTCCAGCATCATCGACACCAAGCA